ATGCGCATTTACGGGGGGGCTGGGGATACCGTATGCCTCAATTGCGAGAAACCAGTTTTTGCAGGTTTTTTCTGAGACGTTGTTCTCGCTTGTGTTTGGCAGCAGAATCTTTGCACACCTGACATTTGCATCCCGCTCTGTATCTAGCCCTGCCGTGTTTTATGAAACGCTTTCCGCTTTCAATGTTTTCCTGACGAGTTTTTATTGAATGGCAACTCTTGCACAGGATTTGGCATTGGGACAGTTCGTGGGTTCTACGAATTAGAGTCCATTCCCAAATCTTAGAATTGTCGTGATATTTTCCTACTGGAATGATGTGGTCGAGTTGAAGGTTCAGGGAAGAACCACATTTCTTGCAGGGGCCGTTGTTTAAGAACCAGTGTGACCGAATTAACTTGGCTCGGAAACGCCGTCTGGCTCGTTGTGCTCTGAGGTTTCCGCGATTTCTGGATGGCATAGATACAGCGTAAGTTGTCCCCTCCACTTTGTCAAGCCTCCCGTTGATTGGTACCGTGTCCGCAGGGTGGTGGTAGCAGGGGCTTTCGACCGGCGGTGGGGTCATCGTATCCCCCTTTTACGAGAAGCCAAATTTTGGGAAGTTTTGGGAGAGGATCGAATTGAGGTGGAATGTTCGAAGTGCGGTGATCGGTCGTTTCGAAGTGATGGGAGATGGCTTCCGGAACAGGCACGAAGGAGCGGAGCGACTGTGTTTGTCTTTATCTGCATCTGCATCTGCATCTGCATCTGCATCTGCATCTGCATATATACTCAATCATCCACGAAGCATCCACGCAATATCCACACAGTCCACAACATCCACGCCGAAAAAAAAAATCCACAAATCTATTGACATGCTTTTTGCAAGTGTCAAAATGTGCGCGTGACTCAGGCACAAAAGGCGTATCGCCAATTTTTAAAAAGCCAATTCTGGAAGGAGTTAAGTGCGCGAGTTAAGGCAGGTCGGAGTCGCTGTCAGGATTGTCGAAAACGGCGGCCCTTGCAGGCTCATCACGTTCGGTACCCTGACAACTGGTATGATACCAAGGAATCGGATTTGCGATTGTTGTGCAGGGTTTGTCACCTGAAACGGCACGGGTTTGAAGTGGTTGTGAATGGAGTTATGCCTTATCGCGGTGATCCTTTCGACCTGGTGATTCATCGAACCGTGATGCTTCGCAGGAAGCTGGAATCGTGGCGACCGCTACGGGACAGAGACAGAAAATTTTTGGACAAAGCGCAACGGCTGTTTACTCCAACCGATACCGACAGGTGCGTTCAATTTCATTGCCAACAGGTTTACAGATGGGAAAAAATGATGGCAGAAGCAAAAGACAGACCTCAACCCTAAAAAATTATGGATGGATGGACGCCTATTTTTGACATTATTGTTGACTCGTCCCTGTGGTGTGAGCCGGACTACGTGATCAAAGTTTACCTGACCATGCTGGCGAAAAAAGACCGGAACCACATTGTCCGCGGTTCGGCATTTAACATCGCGCAGTGGGCAAAAAAAACTGAGGCGGAAACGCTGGATGCGCTGAACATCTTGGCAGCCCCCGATACGAAGCGCATCGAACCGCAGGAGTTTGAGGGAAGGCGCATTGAAAAGACCCCCGAAGGCTGGTGGCACATTCTCAACGGAGAAAAGTATCGGCAGATGGTGTCTCAAATAAAAAGCCGGTCGTATCGAACAATGTGGCAGGCCGAGGCCAGAGCAAAGGAAAAGGCAAAATCAGATGGCATCGAAAAGCCAACCCCCGCAACACCGGCTAAAAACGGAACCTTCCATCCCCCAACCATTGAAGAAGTAAAACTGCTTTGTGCCAAGTCCGGACTGCCCGATTCTGAGGCTGACAAATTTTTCAACTACTACTCAGCCAACGGGTGGAAGGTGGGGAAAAATAAAATGCAGTCAGTTCCACATGCCGTCGGCGGATGGGCGGCCCGGTGGAGAGAGGGCGGCAGTCAACAACCTAAACCGCAACCCCGCCAAAACATGATATGACTGCCGAGGAAATTAAACGCACCGTACCGATAGAGGAATTTTTGGTTGGGAAAGGCGTTAAGCTGGTCGGCGGCGGAACGGCTAAAACCTCCAACCGATGCGCCTCCAAGGAACACAAGCCGCTCCACCTGTGTGTTTCGGTGGACACGACAAAAAATGTGTGGCACTGCAACGACTGCGACACGGGGGGTTCGGTCATCGACTGGATAATGCAGGAGCAGGGCAAAACTCTGATTGAAGTGTTGAAAATGTTTGGTGACGACGAACCCTCTCCGGCCAAAACTGAACCGCCAAAAAAAGCCGTCATCGCCTGCACTTACGACTACTACAACGAACGCGGGGAGTTCGTTTATCAGGTCGTCCGGTACGAGCCGAAAGACTTCCGCCAGCGTCGCCCGGACGAAAACGGAGGTTGGATTTGGAACATCAACGGCATCCAGAAAGTGCTCTACAACCTGCCCGCCGTGCTCAACCCGAAAAACAAATGGGTGTGGGTGACGGAAGGGGAAAAAGACGCGCAAACGCTCGCCCGCATCGGCCTGTGCGCCACAACCAACGTGGCCGGCGGCGGCAACTGGATTGACGCCTACTCTGACTATCTCCGGGGAAAGGACGTGGTAATTTGCGGCGACAATGATGATAAGGGCGAAACACACGTCATCAAGGTTCTGAAAAGTTTGGAGGAAAAAGCAGCGTCCGTTCGGCGCATCAAAATTCCAGCCCCGCACAAGGATGTTTCCGATTACGCCGCCACATTCGCCACAGACGAAGAAGCGGGCATGGCGCTGGCCGTGCTAGTCGAGTCCGCGGTTGTCCTGACTGGCGGCATCGAATTGCCCATTTCCAGCATGGAACAGTTGGAGTCGGATTACATCGAGCACATCAAACTCTCCAAAACGCGGGTGCTCGATCTTGGCCAGTGGNTGCCGTCTCTCGGCATCAAATGTCGCGGAGTCGTGCCGGGTGAGATTGTGACCATCCTGGCCGCAACCGGAGTCGGAAAAACCGCCGTGCTGCAAAATTTGGCGCGCGCCGCCCGCCCCCTGCCAACACTGCTGTTCGAGATGGAATTGCCCGGCAGTCTGACCTTCGAGCGGTTCTGTGCCATGTCGCAACAGGTGAACTGCTACAATGTCGAGGAAACGTATTCCAAGGGCGGAATCCACGACTGGCGGCAGGCGGGGACGATCAACCACATTTGGACTTGCACCAAAAGCAAAATCAGCCCGGAAGAAGTTGAAAAATTCATTGTCAAGGCCGAGTTGAAAATGGGCATCCGGCCCGCACTCGTTCTGATTGACTACATCCAGCTAATCGGCGGCAAGGGCATGAAACGATACGACGTGGTATCCGACGCCGCCGAGGATTTGAAGCGCATCGCCAAGGATACCAAGACCGTCATCGTCATCGCCTCGCAGTTGAAACGCAAGACGGACGGTGAAATTGAAGTGGGTTTGAATGACGCGAAGGAATCCGGCTCAATCGAAAATTCGTCCGGGCTGGTCTTGGGCGTGTGGCGTCCAGACCCCGAAACGCTGCACATGCGGATACTCAAAAACACCAAGGGCCAGAGCCAGCGTCAGGGGGAACATATCGTGTGCGACTTCAATGGTGCAACCATGACCATCACGGAAAGGACGCAGTCAAACCTANACTTAAATGACGCGAACAAGCCGTATGCCGATTGACAATCCAGAAAATTACAAGCTNGGGATTAAGTGCTTCGACATCGACCAAAACGGCGTCAGGTTAAAATGCCCATTTTGTGATGGCGTTCCTCACTTGGTGAAAGGCGAATACGGTCGGCACATCNCGCACAGCAACACCAGTGGATTTGGAATCCTTTTGGAATACGAGTGCGAGAATGGTCATCAGTGGCTGATTCAGTTCTCAGACGAAAACGGGGGGACGGACATAACCGCAGTAAAATTTACCAGAATAGAAAGCTAACCTATGAGCGAAAAATCAGCACTGGAACACCTGGCCGAAATGGACGCGCAACGAGCGGAGTTTTTGCAGTGGTGGGAGAACAACGGGCCGAAGCTCGATGCGTCGTCGGTGACAATGTGGGCCGAAAAGCAAGTGCGGGCCGAGACAATGATCACCGCATGGAAAGCCTGGCTGGCCGCTCGCGGGGTGAAAGTGTGAGAACTCCCGCCGCCCAATTCATGCGCGATCATCCGATGCGCCCGGACGAAGTGACAATGAAAGAATACTTGGCCGACATGGCGGCGAAGGCGCACTTGAGCAACGCCGGGGCATGGTATCGGCTGAAAAAGCACAACTGGCCGGGCGTCCAACTGCGGCGCATCAACCGGCGCGTGGTTTACGTGAGGAAAAATTATGAGTGACAAATACCGGTAGTGGGCTACTTTGAAAATGAAATTTGAGCGAAAATGGGCTATGCCAAGTGCAGACACATTCTCCATTAAGCCGATTGGAGAATTTGTTAAGCGTTACATGACAAACAGCAGGATAAGCGTTGATCCTTTCGCCCGAAACTGCAATTGGGCACGGTTTACCAACGACCTGAACGCTGAAACATTGGCGCAAAGCCACTTAGACGCAGAAATATTTCTGCGCGATTTCACGTTTGCGGACAGGCAAGGGATTGTTGACCTTTTACTTTTCGACCCTCCTTATTCACCGCGTCAAATCAGCGAATGCTATAAATCCGTTGGCCGGGAAGTGGGAATTAAAGGAACCCAAAACGCCGCGCTCTATAAACGTTGCCGCGATGCGGCAATTCCGATCCTGGCCGCCAATGCAGTTGTCCTATCTTTTGGATGGAACAGCACCGGGATGGGCAAAGAACGTGGGTTTGAAATTATCGAAATTCTTCTTGTTTGTCACGGGGGCGGGCACAACGATACGATTTGTTTAGCCGAGAGAAAGTGTTCCACTTTACTATGAAACTCAAAGTAGCCCACTACCAAAAATCCTGCACGGCGACTGCGTTGAACCTTCTCAGGGCGCTTTGATATGACCGACACGCCGCAACTGACGCACAAAAAAGTCGTCTGCTTCGGCTGCGAGCTTTCGTGGAAGTTGAAGGAATTGGAAGATGCGGGCTACCGAGTCTCGGTCATTGATGTCAAAGGAACCTGCGAATATCACCTGACCGCTTACCTCGACTGGCTTGACTCGCGGTGAACGAAAGAGTAGATTCTTGCATGGTTTCGATCCCGGTTGACTGCCAAACTTGACAGGGCGGCAGTTAGCCGGGTTTCTTCTTTACGCCGCGCGTCGTTGCGTGCCAAATTTCTGTTTCATCCAAGCGTCGCCTTCGTCAACAAGAATGCGAACGCGCCGTTTGCCGATTTTCAAGTGCGGCAGACCTTGTGCAANCAGGTTGTCAATATNACGAAGTGAAAACANCCATCTTTGCGCAAATCCCCTTTTATCGACGATTTGCCCCGTTGATNTCGATTGGCCCGCAACGGAGTCGGGCTTGCATAAATGCGTTTCTTTCATGCCGCACTGTCNCACGCACACNCACGGAGAAGCTAATTCAGAAATGTGACAACCCCGGACGCTTATGCTTGCAGCCGTATGCCAGCGACGGAATACTTGGGCAAGTCACCGTCCATGGACGCTTAAACATTCAGCGCCGACGCCGGTTCGGGAATCGCGCCCCGTCCAAACGGAACTCCTTCATCCCGCGCCTTGATGGCTTCCACCAGCAAATCAACCATGCTATCGGTGTCCGCGTCCAACCCGTCGGGCATCAGGTCGGCGTAACCCTTGAGATTGTCCAGCACTTCCTCGAACGTGTTTCCTTTGGCAACGAGCCACCCCAAGTCGCCGCTCGAATCTTCATCCGACGGGAAAACCAACCGCCCGTCAATCTCGCAACAGTTGGCAAATCCCGTGTGGTCTTTCAATTCGTCCGGCACTTCCACAGCGGGCCATAACTCGGCCTTTTTCTTGCCGCTAATCATGCACTCAGCGGTGTATTTGCAATCTGTCTCAGGCTCAAGCAACTCGCCTTCCGCCCCCGCCTGAACGATCTCCGGGAAGTTTGTCCATGCCGCGTATTGCGAATTGCTCGACGGCAACCCGCCTCGCGGTGTGGGGTCGGTGAAAAAGAAACTGTCCTCGGTCTTGCGAATCTCCGTGCTCCACTGGTTGCGCATCCGAAAATGTTTGAGTATCGGCGAAAATCCTTCGAGCACTTCCTGTAAACACGAGGGCATGTCCTCGCGCTTGGTCACTGCCGAAAGGTAGGCTTTATCCTTTGCCTCGATGCCGTTAAGCATCAGCGACGGCCACAACCCATCCACGCCGTAAGTGTCGCTGCCGATTTCGATGTCCGTCTCGATGTTGTCAAATACCATGAACGGGATCAATTCCTTCGCCGGGCCGAATCGGACGGCAAGCAAGTCAAGCATACCCTCATCCAACGACCACGACCTCCAATGCCACGTTTCCATGCTGCCGCGGTACTTGGAAATTTTNAGGAATTTGTCTTCCTCGTCCTTCAAGTGCGACCGGAGCGCGTTGAGACCGTGGACGACTTTGAACGTCGGCACGGGCAATCCGACTTCACCTAAAACCTTGTGGAAATATTGGCGCAATATTTCGAGAGCATCAGCCCGGCGGCTGCCCCATACCGGCTTGCCTTGACTCTCCAGTTCGAGTTGCAATCCGGCGCGGGAAATATCGGGGAAGCAATAAAAGTCCACTTCGTTCTTGAGCTTCCAGAACTCGTAATCGTCCTGAACNTTTTCNATGTCNTCAAACCCGTCGCCGATGCAGCAACGATTGATGGTGGGGAACGGTTCCTCGTTCGGGCAGTAGAACAAAGTCCTTCTGCAAGCCTTCGCCATCCGGTGGGCAAAAGGCAAAAAAAGTCCCGAATCTACCACGAGACACGTAGATTGGCTGATGTCCCTCACGGAAGCGCGTTAATTGTTTCCTCGTAGGTTTTCCAGTCAACACCAAGTTCCGCCGACATCAAGGCTTCAATGTTCGTGGCGAAGAAATGTTCCTTGCGATAAGGAGCCTTTGGGTCATCTCCCGGCTCGTCGTCGTTGCCTTCCGCGCGAGCCGCCTCAAACGCTTTGTCAAACGCATCGACTTCTTCGGTTGTAATGCCGCGCTTCTTGCAGAGCAAAACTTCAACCAGTTCGTGCAAACCAACGAGGGCTTCGTAGTCGGAGTTTCCCATGTCCGAAACTCGAATTTGGAGCACTTGCTCTCGCTTGGTGATTTCGCCATCCTTGGTGTCATGTTCTTCAAACCACCAATCCCCACAAGTAGGATAGCGATGTGTGTTATGCGGGATTGTTTCGATTATGATTTTCATTATTCAGGTGTTTCTTGGAGTGACTTAAACCGGGCATTATGCGCCCCGGCCATTGCGCCAAATCGGTCGTGCTCGATGCTGGCGTAGGTGTCGGCGTCCTTCCTACGTTGCTCCGCTCGCGCCGCCCGGTCTTTTCGGGCTTGGTCGGCGTTGAACTCGATTTCCTTGTGATGGATTTTCTGAGCGGTCATCGCTTGGTCGGCCTTCATCTTCGCCGCCGCTTCTCCGTTCTGACCGGCCTGCGCCTGTTTGGCTTGGGCCTGTGCCGCCTGCTCACCGCGTTGTGTGAGTGCCTTGACCTCGTTTCCGAGCTTGGCCAAGTCATCGGTGTATTTCTTGACACGCTGCTTTTGCGCCGGGTCCTGGCCCAAGGCTTGAACTGCCTGCCCGATGTATTGCAGGGCGTTCCCAAGGCCCATTGCCTCGTCCTGGGTGGCCATGTTATTGCGCTTGGTGTATTGCGCGATTTTCCCGGCCAACAACGGAAGAAGCACTTCGATCTGGTCGATGTAATTGTTTTGCGGCGGCGGGACTGAGCCGGGCGCGGCGATCAAGAGCGTGGCGAAAAGCCCAATGGCCTCGCGCGTCGCATCGCTCTGCGTCGGCTTCTCGTCAACAGGTGCCCAACGAGCGGCTTTGCGCGGGTCTTTCGTCAGGACAAGAACGGACTCGTGATTGATCTCGTTTTGAGCTTGCTGAGACAATTTCGGAGCAATGGCCTGCAACTGCTGAATCGCTGCCTGCGCAATGGTGGGATTTCCCATGCCGATGGGAGTCACCGTTTGGACAATCCACTGATTTATGTCCAGCCATTCGGCGGGGATTCCAGCGCGGCGGCAGCGAGCCTGAAACTTGATGATGTCCGGGTCGGTGAGCAACGCGGGATTTTGAGAGTTGAGGCAGAACCGCCGGCAAATCTCGCGGTTGGCTTGGTCTTCAAACTTCGTCGCCTTGAGAATAATCCCCGAAGTCATTGCGTTGACCTGCTCGGCTTTCACCCGCGTCTCGAACGCCGTCTGTTCTTTCTGCGTCCCGGTGTCCGCCTGTTGGGTGTAGCTGCTGGACGCCTCGCCCTGCAACTGCTTCATTTGCGCTGTGACGAACTCCAACAGGTCGGATTGGATTTGATGCCGCTCAGTCTGAGGCACTACCGAAATGCCAGAGCGCAACACGCCCATGTTTGAAAACTCTTGAAGGGACGGACGCGCCTTGTCCGCCGGGTCGGTCACGCGCAACCAAATGTTCATCTGATCGTTGAGATGTTGCACGGCCCGGCAACGCGTCAGGTTGCTGTAAAACGTCGGTTCCAACAGCATGAATCCGGGGCCGCGCACGGCTCCGAACGTCGGCGGGTCGTCAAAGCTCAAGTCGCCAAACTGGCAGTGAAGCAATTCCTTCCACGAATTGGCCACGGGCTTAGTTGATGTCCAAAGAAAATCATCGTCCGTCCCGCCTTTTACAACCGAGTTGTCCGGCACAACGCGCATAAACCATTGCTTTCGATTGTCCGTGGTGGAATCCTCGAAATAAAAGTGGTTCAAAGGAATTGTCGGGAGCGCGTTACTGCCGTAAAACCCGCCGTTCTGCTTGATGATGCTGGCGAGCTTTTCAAGGTCAACATCCCAGTTGATGTTCTGCGTCGCATCGACGAAATTCTGTTCCTTGTAGTTTTTAAGGATGTCGGCAACGAGCTTCTTTTTCCAGCCGTTATTGGCCGCAGGCCGGTTGAACGCCTCGTCAATCAATTCGACCACGGTGTAGGGAACACGTTGCGCGTACCAGTTCAGGTTTTCAAAGTCCAGCGTCGTGTCCGTGGGAATAATCAGGTCGGCCAACGGGCAGAACTTCGGACGCCAACGGTCGTCGCGCCGCCACGTCATGGGGCCGACGCCGTACTTGGCCACGCTCGACCAGCGGGAGCAGTGGAGCAAATAATATTCGATGCTCTCCTGTATGATTTGATTGATTTCGTTGGTGATGAACGAACCCCAATCGGCTTGATGTTCCTTCGGTGCGCGAGGCAGCGTCACCGTGAAATAGTATTGATTCGCCGTGAAAGCCGACAGCATTTGGGAAACGACGTGGGTGAGGATGGTTGCCATCTCGCCCCAGTTGACATTGACCCGGATGTTGTTTTTCTTGCAAAACGCCTTGTCCAGCGGCGGGACGCAGTTAGCGGCGTCGAGAATCTTTTTCCGATTTGCGCCTTGGATAAATCGAACGTTGTCGCCNGCAATTATGGTTGACTGGACTTTGCTGGCGGTGGAAAAATTACTCATATCGGTTTCATTTCTTTTGCCTGCCAGCACCAGGCCGGGTATCTTGCCGCAAGCTCTTGGGAAGTGTGCGCGGATATGTGCTCAATCGGAACGTGGACTTTCAAATCCAGCTTGCACCGGCAGAGCAGGCAAAAATGTAATTCTCCATCCGTTGGCGTCGTGATGTTCAATTTATGTTTGACGGCCAATTGCCGTCGAATTTCGTCGGCGACGGCCCCTTTAGCCGTGTCGAGCCATCCAGCACAACCGTTATGGGGACAAGGAAGCCCATCATGTCCAGCGGCGCAGGCCAGTCCGCGCAGATTCGCGTGGTCTTGGGCGACGGGCTTGCCGCCTTCTCCAAGCCAATCCGCGAGAGTTTTAACCCCTGCGATGTCCGCCTTGAGTTCATCAAGCAAGTTCATACGCTCATTCCATGCGCTGTCAAGAAGTTGGCAATGGCGCACCGCAGCCTTTGCACGGCACTAACCCAGGCGCGTCGGCTTGCAGTGGGACAACCTGAGCCTCTCCTTCCGTCGCCGGAACGACAAACGCGAGGTTGCCGCGCAACGGGCCGTTGGCCATGTAATAGTCCACGTCCTTCAACGACTCGGCGTATGTTGCCCCCGGCAATGAATTGCCCTGACGATAGCGCCACACCTGTTTCGCCACTGCCTCAATCAACGGCTCGGGGCCGAACCGACGGCCTTTCGGCGGGCGTTGTTCGTAGAAGTAATTTCCGGGCGGGTTGGTTTCATAAGAACGCATTCGGTATTTCATACTCTCTCCAATAGTTGAGCTTCAATTGCTTCCTCGTATTCCTTGGCTTCCTTGCTGAAAAAGTCGTCTTCCTTTTCTTCGGCCTCGGTTTGTTCNCCNAGTTTNCCGATGACAAANCCGCGTTGNCGCGCACCTTCGACGGCGATNGCGGCCACGTCAGCCAGGTCNGGCGANTTNCCAAGNCGNCGNTTCAAATCTTCCTTGGCNTTCGGGTCGTTCTTTGGTTCAACTTCAATCTTGTTCCCGGCTGCGGTGTAGTAAATTCGGGCGCATCCCTCGGCAATCGTCTCGTCATCCAGCCCGCGCATCTGGTCGGCCTGAATGGTGTAGCTCCACGAGAACCACATTTCCGTTACGAACTTGGAATAATGCTCGTCGCAACGCTTGGGCCGCTCAATGCCGGTGGCTTCGTCCAGAACCTTCAAGTCCGCGCGAACCGGGCGTTTGGTCGTGCGTCCGCCGCTGTCAATCGCAATGGGGACGCCAGATTTGATCTGACGCGCGAACGCCGCGCCGATAGTGCCTTTGCCGCAGGCGTCGTAAAATAGGTTCTCAGCCGGGATGTTGTAGGTTATCAATTCCTCGGCGCAAATGACGCCAATTTGGTCTTCAACCGAAAGCGGGTTTCTGCCGCTGATGTCAATGTGAAAGATGCGGTATGGGCCAAACCAAAGAATCTGCCGCCCGTCAACGTCCTCGCCGAATTTCCACGGACGGCCAACGCACCTATCCTCTCCGCCATACGACGGGTCGAGCGAATAACCTCGCACCTGATTGTTGTCCTTCCAAAGCACGTCTTCCCCGGCGTGAAATTCCTTGCACATTTGGCGGGTAATGACGCGGGACATGGCGAAACCAATTTTCATCACGCCCTTGACCAGCCGATAATACTCGAACGAATCACGCCCGTGGTCGTGTGCCATGCGATGTTCGTACTTGCGTCCAATCAACTTTGGGAACGGCTCCGGCACATCGGCTGGCACATCGAAATTGGGCGAGTCCGTGCCAACAAGGTTGACGCACTTTCCGCCCATGAACTTCGTTTCCCACACTTCGGTTTTCATCGGCTCGCCGTGTGCTCCCCACCCGTCCCTTGGCTCCGCTGAAATTGAAAGCTGATCTTCCGGGTCATGCTTCGGGTTGCCCGACCCGATGATTTTCACGTTGCCGTTTGAAAACAGGTGCGGCCATGAACCGGAGAAAGCATCGGCCATGAATTGCAATTCGTCGCACAAGTAAATAATATTTTCCTGCTTCACGCCCGCGAGCGTTCCCAATCCGACGAAGCGGTTTGAAGAAAAGCAGGGCCGACAAACACACCCCTTACGCAAATCGCGCACTTCATCTTCTTCAATATCATCCGTCGTAATGGCGCGTTTATAGGCGATGCTATTGCCCGGCAGCCAGGGATGCAGTTTCCGGGCGGTTTTCCAAAGGGAAGTCAATTCCGCATAAACGCCGATGTCCAGCTTGTCCATCGTGGTTGTTGACAGAATGACCAAAGTATTTTCAGGACTGGCAAGATACCGAAGCAAACTGTATTCGACCGCATGGCTCGTTTTTTGGGAGCTGTTATGGTGAATTGCACCTTCCGCAAAGTAGTGGCCGTGTTCCGGGACGGTCAAATCGTAATAATCATCTTTCCCGGTATAGGCTATTGACACGATGCGTTGTTGTGATACCCTATAGGGCAATGAACAAGATTGAATATTTTCATCGTAAAGACGAACGAAACGCTCAGATGCACAAGGAGTATTTGTCCATTCCTGACTTGAATCGGATAGCGGAAAAGTTTGAATTGAGCATCCCTTCCGCAAGGAACGCATTGAAGAAAAAAGGTGTAAAATTTCCGAAAACTGCGCTTCACAAAAAAAGCGCGTGTCATCGACACATGCAAACGGTGAAGAAGATGAACGCTCAAGGGTGTTCTCTTGCGGAGATTGCTCGAAGGATTGGAACTTCGGGCAGGCATGTTCACCGCTTTCTACGTGAGAACGGACTGGACAGATATTTTCCGACGGCAAAAAACGGGGCGGAACATCCAGGGTGGAAAGGCGGGGAATACACGGATTCTCGCGGGTATGTCCGTGTGACCGCGCCGGAGCATCCTCATTGTTCCAAGCACACGAAAAAGGTGTACAAACATCGTCTTGTAATGGAGAAAATGATTGGCCGCTATCTGCTCCCGGACGAGGTTGTTCACCACAAAGACAATGACCCCCAGAACAACGCCCCGTCGAATCTTGAGTTGTTTTCAAAGAACTCGGAGCATCTTGCGCGGACGCTGAAAGGCAAATGTCCGAATTGGACGATTCAGGGGATTCACAGTATGCAGAAATCCGCTGCCCGACGGACAAAGAAGAAACGGACACAAATTCATTCCCGGCTAAAACGAGATGTTCTGCTGTCGCCGTAAATTTGCTGCCGTTTTCGAGCGTCACTTGAAATAAATCCGCCGTTCCCTTTTTCCACGGGACGCTTGCCCGAGCAGGCCCACTGACTGTCATTACGGTTGGACAAACGCGGCTGTCACACAACTCCTTGATGGTTGGAGATTCTCCGGTAATCGGGTTCAAGATTCTCGTATCCCCACGGACGCAGGCGCAGCCCATCAAAATCGTGATGTCGTTGTCCTCGAAATTCTGGTACATCAAATCCGTCCAGCGATGCCGGTACCGTTTCGGCCACGCCAAAGCTCTCGCCCGCATCAAATGTTCAAATCGGCCAAGCCCGCACGTTTGGCCGTCCTTGTTTTTCCACGTTCCGCCAGCCGCGATGCAATCCAGTTCCAAACGCAGGGGATAGTCCTTGTAACTTTCATCCCAAAGTGCGTTGTAGAGTGAAAATTTCATTGCAAAGTCAAGCCAAACATGGATGTTATCAGCGAATGAGTCAACTTAATCCATAACGCCATGAATCCCGTAAGCTGCGTTCCGACGTGTTCAAACAGCCCTGCCGCAACGCAAGTGCCGGGGCCGGCGGGTGCGCCGGGGCCGACAATCGGCACAACATCCGTCTATGGCAGCGGCACGGCCTACACTATGAAGGTCACGCCAGCCATGTTGAGCTTGGGGACAACGCCTCCGTCGCTCATTCTGGCCCAAGCCGGGACATACCTCATTTTCGCGCGCGCCCGTTTCGATGCTGTTTCAGCAACAATGACTACCCAAACCCTCACGACCAAGTTGACTTGCATCAACAATACGGTCGCAGACCTCGCCAACACGACGCGCGTGTTTGATTTCCTGCCAATCACAACCACCAGCGGCACAGTGGCCGAAATANTGGTTCCNGTGACGGCNTANGTNGCCACGGCGGGGGACACGATTCAAATGTGGGGATCGTTGAGCGGGGCGACGGGCGCGGGGACGATTACCTGTGTGGAAGCCGATATAATTGCAGTGCAAATTGCGTTCAGTTGATATGCCTAAACCCTACGCACAAGAAACGCTGTACGACGCCATCGGCGAGATGGGCGGCGGGGCGAATCTTGGAACTGACCCGTTGCTGCTTCCGGCGAACACAATGGCTGGCGCAATCAATACCACCGTGCGCGGTAAGAACGTCACGCACAGACCGCCCTATTACAATCGAATCATCAATGCTGCCGGGACGCCGGGATTTGCCGCCGTGTTCGGGGCGGGCACTCCGGTCTTTCAAGGGATGACCGAAGAAGTCTGTTTGGACGACACAGGCAATGCCTACGTCATCGCCTTGATTTCAGCCCGCGTTTTTTCATTTAAGATTACGGCAACGGCGGTGACATGCACCGAGCTTACGATTTATGCCGGGGCGCAGACGGCGGGGGCAAGCCTGACGCCGATAGCGGGCGGCTATGGAACGGCTACGAGTGCGAGCATTTCCAGCGCGAAAATTACCGGGGCAACAATCAGCATGNGCGNNANNTACACCGGGACGATTACCGGAACTGCCGTTACGAGTGCCACGCTCAACGGCGGCACAATCACGGCGGGAACGGTCACAGGCGGCAGCATCATCAGCACGGCGGGAGTTGTGACTCCAATCACGACCGGCACAATAAGCGCTGGCAGCACGGGCTTTGTCGTCTCAGGAACCATCACGGCGTTTACTCCAAAGGTGGCCAGTGGAAGCCTTGCCGTGAGCGCGGGAGTCCTGACACCGCAGGCATGGCTTTGGCAGAGCGAACTTTGGGTCATCATTCAGGACGGGACGAACAACCCGATTGTCGTCAATCTCAACACCCAAACGGCGGTACGCTCAAATTTCGGCGGGAAGATTTCGTATTCCACGACCACATCCGGTTCAACCGTGGCCATTGCGCCGATTGGGAGCACGTTCACCATCACGTTTTCGTCCGCGTCAAATCTCGTGGTAGGCGACTATGTTTGGATAACGAACGGGGGCCAGTTTTTGGTCACGAACATTTCGGGAACGACCATTACGTTGCAATCCATAACCAACGGAAACGGCTCAATTCCAAGCGGGACACTGGTGCAATGGAGCCATATCAGCACCATCATGCCGCCGGGCCGAATGGGCGCATACGGGCA